GAAGGGCAATTTAACAAAGGCGATATTTGCTGGAACTCAAATCCACAAGCAAGCAGTTATGTTGGCTGGATCTGCGTAGTTAGCGGAACTCCAGGACAATGGTTGCCATTCGGTGCAATTAATCGCCAATAACATTGACCTTATCTAAATAACCCTATATAATTATTAAAGTGGACTTAGGCATTCATCCCACTTAAAATATTCTGCATGTCATTGCTTATTCAAGGAGAATACAATGGCAAATTTACAACCGGTAGTATACAAGTATCAAAGCACAAAAGAATATGTGGACGCATTTCCATGTGCTTACAGACAATGGCGTAGTGACAGCCACTGTAATCTAATTCATGGCTATTCATTTAGCATGAAGTTCTATTTTGGAACAAACGACCTAGACGTTCGCAATTGGGCGGCTGACTACGGTGGACTCAAAGAACTCAAAAAGATCCTAGAAGACCAATTTGACCACACACTTATTGTAGCACAAGATGATCCACAAATGGAGATATACAAGATGTTACAGGAAAAGAAAATGGCCAAGGTTGTAATCTTGCCACGTTTAGGCTGTGAAGGACTTAGCGACATGCTGTACAAGTATGTTAATGGTGTTTACATTCCAGAGATGTGGGGTCCAGGCGAAGCGGCCCGACTGTGGTGCTATCGTGTAGAAGTACGTGAGACACAGGCTAATATGGCTTTTAGAGAAGGGCACCGTGAGTGGAATGAGGACTTACTTTCATAAATTTTGGCGGAGTTGGGCCAAAGCATTAGGTGAAAAAGCAGGTAGTTCAGACGCAGAAGCGGACCGAATTGCTTGCATTCGTACCGTAATTGTGTTATCATATATACTTACAAACATTTTTATAATCGCAGGCGTCATAAGGCATTGGTAATGGGTAAAATAGGCTTCGCATGTAAATGGATCGATCATGCAGATCAAGTAAACGGCATCAAGAAAGATGACGATGCTAAACAATACAACACCGGTACAACTACCATAAGTTGGTTAAATAGACAGACTAAAGAAGTTGCAGAGCAAAAACTCTGGGACCTGATGGTCCAAAACTTAACGGCTACTAAGAAACTAGTAGACCGTGTGGGAGAACTAGATGAAAACCTTAGGATGGTTCGCCTTAGTAGCGACATTCTTCCTGCTTATACCGAGCCCAGTTGGAGTTATTTCTGGCAGCGGCCTGATGTTGTTAGCTATCTTGAACGCAATTTTAGCCTTATTGGTGATAGTGCTCGTGCAAGCAATACCCGTCTTTCTATGCATCCTGGGCAGTTTGTTGTGCTGGCTAGTATTAACGAAGGCATCGTTGGGCGATCGATAGAGGAGTTTGAATATCATGCAGATATGGCACGTTACATGGGCTACGGTAAATCCTTTCAGGATTTTAAAATCAACGTCCACATCTCGGGTAAACAAGGTCCAGCCGGTATCCGAAGTGCGTACAAACGACTATCGCCAGAAGCAAGAAATTGTATTACTATCGAAAACGAAGAAAACTCATGGGGGCTAGATGACTGCTTGGATTTGGGTAATATCTTACCTATTGTTTTGGACGTACATCATCACTGGATTCGAGAAGGGGAATACCTTACCCCTGAGGACCCGCGTGTACTACGTGTTATTGAGTCTTGGCGTGGTGTTCGTCCCACTATGCATTATTCAGTTAGTCGCGAAGATTATCTAACAAATCATTGTGTAAACTCTTTGCCGAACCATGCGGCATTGTTAGAAGGTGGATATAAAAAGCAAAAACTGCGGGCGCACAGTGATTTTTATTGGAATAATGAAACAAATAAATGGGCAACAACTTTTCTAAACCAGTTCGACATAATGTGCGAAAGCAAGGGCAAAAACCTAGCCAGCATGGAACTGTACAATCAAGCCAAAAGCTATCTCGAGAACAATTAATATTTAGAATTGAAACTCAAAGAGAAAAGCTAGAAGAACTGGAATTACTTCCAGTCTCTGAATCTATCGAAAAGAAAAAAGAAAAGATACTGGGCGAATATACCCAGTATCTTGAACAATTAAAAAGATTTGATTAATTATGTTGCTTTTGGAACACGTGGCTTTTTAACAGCGGGTACTTTTATCGCAACAACTTTAGGAGGCTTTTCTGCTTTAGGTTTTGCAGGTGCTTTAGGTTTTGCAGGTGCTTTAGGTTTTGCAGGTGCTTTAGGTTTTGCTTCGGCGACTGGTGTAGCTACTATAGCTTCGATTCCAATTGGCATGGGAACTTCAACTTGGGGCGATACCATAGTTTCGACAATCGGTGTTAATTCTACTTTATATGGTGCTTCTACTGGTGCTGGTGTGGAAGATCCAAAACCAAACAATGCTTTAATTTTATTCAACATAATAATGTCTCCTTATAAGTTTATTTATATAAACTAAATATCACTATGTACAATTTTATACGTCATATCACGCTAAACGAGGGTAAAACACCTAAGACATTGGTGCAGACTAAACTACCGTATGCCAAGGATGAATTGGAGCCTAGCAAAAGCAAAGACTCCATCGACTACCATTATGGCAAGTTATACAAAGGCTACGTCACTAGATTTAACGACGGAGAAGGTGATGCTGACTTTAATGAAGCGGGAGCGTTTTTACACAACTTGTACTTTACCCAGTTCCAAAAACCCACTAGTTCAAATGAACCCGACGGCTCGGCAGGCGAATTCATTACAAAGCATTACAAAACATTTGACAAGTTCAAAGATGAATTTGAAAAAACAGCCATGAAGATCCAAGGTAGTGGGTGGGCATATCTAGCTAGGGACGGTTCTATCAAAACTATTAAAAATCACGAAGTCAAACAGGACATTGTTCTGTTAGTGGATTGGTGGGAACATGCCTTTCAAGGCGACTATGGTAGTGATAAAAAGTCATACCTCAAAAATCAATGGAAAATTATCAACTGGAATGTAATTAGTGCTAGAGTTGGTCTAGAGTCTTAAGGCTACTAACAGGCATATCCCAAACGTGGCGTCGCTCGACGCCTTTTTCTTGGGCAAATCTTTTTGCATCACAATTTCCGCAAACATGATAAAAATTATTGTTTAGACGTTTTGGATCCATTGATCCTTTTTCTCGTTTAAATTCTGCCCCACAGCTGTCACATCGAAATATAATCATAGTCTTTTTACGGCTATATGTATGCATAGTACCATTTTTACTGGGACGTTCGTAGTTTGTAATCACATATTCGGTTTGAATTAGCATAAATGTATTTACATTAAGGTTACAAAACGCCTTTGATAAATATCATATCGAGGGCATAATGTGATAACAATTTCCGAATCAGCAAAAGTAAAAATCAAAGATCTTCTCCTTGAAGAAAACAATCCCAAACTAGCATTGCGCACATTTGTACAAGGCGGAGGCTGTAGCGGTTTTAGCTATGGTTTTACATTTGACGAAGAAATAAACGAGGACGATTTTGAAGTCCCGCTAGACGAATTTAAGGTACTTGTGGATGCAATGAGTATGCAATATCTATCGGGTGCAGAAATAGATTATAAAGAAGATCTACAAGGTAGTTCATTCAGCATAAAGAATCCCAACGCACAAACTACGTGCGGCTGCGGTTCTAGCTTTGGAGTTTAATAATGACACAAAAAATAATTGATATTGGTATTCAAGGCAATGACGGTACTGGTGACAGTATCCGTGAATCGTTTCGTAAGGTTAATGAAAACTTTACAGAAATGTATGCTATTTTTGGTGCGGGCGGCACCATTAATTTTACCAACTTAGGAGATACTCCTGCTAGTTACCTCGGTAGTCAAATCATCATGGCCAGTGTACTCGGTGATAGACTTACTGCTAGAACTCTTGTTGAAGGAAATGGCATTGCTATCGATACAGATAGTAGCAATAGCACAGTTACTATTAGTGCAACTACTCAGGGTCTTAACAGTGATGTAGCTGGAACTGGTTTAGCAGGGCATTTAAATTCTAATACGTTTACAATTGGCAGTCTGAGTGATCCTACCGCTGCTGTTGCGGCTCTGTATGAGGGTGTGTTTCCAAATTCCGTTAATACATTACCACCTGGTCGAACTACGCAAGATCAACTAGTAATGACAAAGGGTTACGCAGATCGTAACTATGTTGCTAGTTTTGAAGGCACTATTGTTGATGCATTAAAATCTAGGCCTGAGCCGCTGACACCTGAATTAACTAATCCAGACTACGATCCAACACTTACAAGCAATTATCTATCAACTGAAGTGATGCAACGTAAGGATGTGGTGTATCGCGGTGGTGACACTATGACAGGAACACTAAATCTAAGTGACCATCCTGGTGCAGCCGCAGGAACAGGCACTCCTAACGGGTCAGATGATTTGCAGGCGGCCAGCAAGTATTATGTTGACAACAAAACATTTACCAGCAATGTAAACTTATACGTGTCAGCAGCAAGCGGTGACGACAGCCAAGCTAGAACACCCAATGGTAAGGAAGGCAGATTTTGGCAGTATGCTTACAAAACTGTTGGTACGGCTGCTTTGCAAGCTGAGAATTTAATTGAACTTGCCAGTATAGAACCTGGGCCATACAAACAACGAATTGCATATACAGTGGGTCCGGATCAAACTCAAACAACTATAGACAGTGTAGTGTTGTCGGGTGGGAATTCTGGCATTGCTGGATACCAAGATGCTGCTGATTTACTAACACTGAATAAAACATTTATTCAAGCAGAAACTATTGCTTACTTGAATAAAAAATATGTAAACGCCATTGTAATTGACGAAACATTGTACACTGAAATTATAACAAAAGTCATCGACGGAGTTGGTTATGATTTAGTTGTAGCGTCTGACTATAATTCAATTACTGTTGCTTCAAACTTATTCGAAGCACGATATTTGGCTGTGTTAACTGAACAACAGACTCAAGTACTAGATGCTATTGATCGTATAAGAAATACCATTTTAGATTACAATTACGATTCCACTGCAACTGAAAACTATATTGGTATGGTGCTTGATGCATTGGGATACGATTTAGTATTCCAAGGATCGTTTCAAAGTTTACAAACAGGCTTGGCGTTTAATCAATACGCTACTGATTTAAGTACTGATGAAATTACAGCAGTGATTTCTAACCTTGGTGCAACTTTATTAACATATCCTAGTATAACAGTTTCACCCAATGCGATAGCCTCAATTACTGCCAATATTGCAGCAATCAATGCTACAATAATTAATAATTCAATAACAGTTAGTGCAAATACATTCCCAGATCAAACTAGCACATCTGACGGCTTAACAAGTGCTAAACAATTACTGCTTACTAATATTCCATTTATACAGGCAGAAATTATTGCATACTTACAGTCTAACTATCCAGATACATCTTACAGTAAAACTACATGCCAGCGTGATGTCAAGTATATTACATGGGCATTAGTTTATGATTTAATGTACAGTGGAGATCAACAAAGTTCGTATGCCGGTTCTCAGTACCGTCTTAGCGGGCAATTACAAATCCAAGAGTATGAATTAGAAGCCACACTGTCTGCTATTGGATATATCAACACGTTAGCACAGGCCATTATTAATAATGATGCTCCAGCGTTAGTCTATCAAACAAGTTTTAGACAATATACCAATGAAACACTAGTGGATGGTAACGAAGCGTCTGCTAGTATTGCCGCAAATGTCGCTACTGTACAATATATTATTACCAATATAGGGCCAGCACATGTTGTAACATATCCTGATATTACTGGAACTTCTTCAGTATTGCAAATTGCAAGAACTGCATTTACCAGTTCAGGAGCAAAAACAACATTAAAAGCGGCTGCAATTGATTTTATTGACACTAATCCAGATTTTTCAATATTAAACAATCCAACTGTGAATGCAGTTGTTAATTCAAGATTTGATGCTATTGAAAGTATTATTAATTTAGGAGTGTCTACAAGGTCAGTTCCCAACTATACATATCCATCGGGACTGATTAGCGGCTACCGTCATGCACAGGCTGCAATTGATGCCAACATTTCATTCATAGTAGAAGACTCGTATGCATTTGGTATTGCAACAAATCCAAGTTTTATACCATATGACGGAGTTGTTGCATTTAAAAGAAGATTAAGTTATTTCCTAGAAGCGTTGATGTACGACATTACCTATGGTGGAAACAGTGCCACAGTTGCAGCGGCGCAGGCATATTGGATTGGCAACACTTCAATATTAACAACTAATGAGCAAACTATCACTGTATCAATTCTCAATCAGTTGGAAACAGTCACTACATTTGTTGTGGCCAACACATCAGTTACTAATCCATCAACTGGCAATTTTATTGCAACCACAGGAGCAAGTGGCGACGGTGTACATGCAACTATAACATTTGCTGACCAAGGTTCTGCACCATATACTGTGGGACAAGTTATTACCATAACAGGTATGACACCGTCTGGATATAACGGATATTATACTGTAACTGGTTGCACAGCAACTAGTGTGTCTTGGGCTAGCGCCGTAACTGGAAGTCAGACAGTTGCTGGCAAGATTACCAAGCAAGTGCAAAGCATATCGTGGACTGGTGGTGCGGCAGCTCCGGTTGGAGTATTATTAAATGCAGTGATTGATATCATAGCAAATAATACTGCTACGGCTAAAACATATCCTGTATTAACGTCTTACGATAGTGATTTAACGTCAGCAAGAACAATTATACAATCTAATCGTTCAATGATCACCAGCGATATTATTGATTATTTGAAGGCAACTTACAAAGGTGGATTTAATTATAACGAAGCCACGTGTTATAGAGATGTTGGATATATTATAGACGGCATGAGTATTGATATTTTAACAGGTGGAAATTATCAAACTGTTACTGCTGGTAAAAGTTATTACAAAAGTGCCAGTGCTAGGCTGGCTATCACAACACAGTTGACAGAAACAATCGATGGTATCACATTTGCTAAAAATCTTGCATTACAGGTTTTAAATAAAACAGATGCCACACGTTATCAAACATTAGTTACACAGAATTTTGGCGTTGGATTATCGCCGGCGGCCGGCGCAATCACACTGCTTGGCAATAATATGAATACTATTCTTAGTATCATTAACAACGGTATAGGTTCTGCACCAGCTGCAAGTTTTGGTACTGGAATTTATACAGTTACATTTGGCAACGGTGGAAACAATTATGTGGATCAAGGATCACCGGGTTCAGTTCATATTATACCTGGAAAAATCCTTATTGGTGGAACTTCAAATGCAGCCGGTGTCATTGTAAAATATCTACCAGGTTCAGGTGCAAGTGTTGACTCAATACAAGTTCGATTGACA